ATCACGGATAAGTAAATCCAGTTCACAAAGCAAAGGACCAAAAAGCAACCTAGCAACGCGGCGGAAGTCAGACAGACTTTTGCGACTGTTGTCAACGTGCTTGACATCTGATTCGGTTCGAACGTATGCTTTGAAGGCATCCTCAATCCTTTCTTCCGAGGTAGGAAGGAGGATCTTACTATACATCAGCGTAAGCTGACGGATAGCACGGATAGCCTCAATGCTACAATCTTGCCGAAGTACAGCAGTATCCGGATCGAAAATGAGCTCGAAGAAACCTCCTAGAAATAAGGGGAGACTTCCTCTCTTCTTAAAACCTAAGAAGAGAGATGGAGTTACCTGCTCATCTGCAAGGGCCTTTTCAAAGTCCTTGCAAAGACTAGGTAAGGTTATCGTGAGAAACGATATACCCTCATTCTCCACCCGTCTCGTGACTTCTTCAAAATCACGAGAGGCACTTGTGCAGCACCAGGTAGCATATTGATCTGCTACCTCCTTCCAGAGTAACATAAGGCTTTTCACCAATTCCTCCTAGTTGGGGGTAATGTGGATCCATTAGCCAAATGTTAACTCTCCCCTCAAGAGCTTTTAGCTCTCACCGTTCATGAACTTGATGAGGTTGGCGTTCGTGCCTGTAGTAAGCAGGGTGAACATCGCAGCCGTCAAGTCCTTGTCGTACGTCGGCGTAAGCGTCGACGTCGTACCGATGAGCGGAACATCGCAAGCAACCCAGACTGATGTAGACTGGGCTTGGTTCGTAGAAGAGGCCAAAGGATTGGTCTCTAGAACCTGCTTGTCGATACGGAAGAGCCGCTGAGCGCGGCCCTTCGTGTATCGATGGCTGATCCGGAGAGTGAACCCGTCGGTGGCGTTAGCAAACGTCCCCGAAGAGTCCGAGGAACCAGTCCTCGCAAGCGAGGATGATGGTACCACTCCGGTAGCCGTGATGGAAAGGGGATCGCTAAACATTGGCATTACTCCTTCACTGTCGCCTCACGGCGATAGAGTTGGCTAGGTGTATTTCACCTTAACCAGGGTGAACTGCCCCTAGATAGGCCAAGGGCAGCGATGACGGCCTTCTGAGTGTTAGTAAGATCAACACCCAGATTGAGGCCAAATCCATAAGGTGTAGCATTCTGCCGCTGACAATACTTATCTACGGTTACTTTACTGCAACCAAGATCCTTATTGTTGACGGCGGTTGTGGACTTAGACTCGTGCATGATGTAGCCATATTGCATGGCTAAACCATCATGACCGAGCGCTGAGATATTATGAAAAATATCGCCAGCGTTGGAAAACCAATCTACAGCCCACGACCACGGAGTCAGATTCCAGACGACCTCAGGTGTTAACCTGAGACCGAGTAGCTTATCAGCTTCAGCTTCGGCTCTAGCTAGATTATCTAAAGCATCTCCACTGACTGGAACATAGTACTTGAAAGCGCCTGCAAACCAAGTTCTCTCTTTGAGAATTGCAGTAACGCTTCCTTTAAAGAAACTATTTAGTGCGGCTGAGATGATCATATTATCTCTAGTCTCACTAACTGACTCTAGTTTGTCAGGGAACGCGTACCTTGTTCTGGTTTTCTTACCAGAACCGGCGTAAAAACTCTTGAGAATTTTGTTATGATGTTTTACTGCATAACAGAACTTCTTGAGATCTGACACCATCGGTAGCCATCCAAATTGGACATTAAGGAATTCATCACCAGGGAGCTTTAATGCATCCTTGGTTTTGGCCTTAAGAACCCCGTTAAGTGGTATCCTTGGTAACTCCTGCAGGCTTTCGCCAATTGCAGTAGCACCTTGGAAAACTGGTTTTGTCGGTTCACACCGCGCAATTGCGGTAGCGCCTAACGCGTCCAGAGCTCCTGGAGAAATCAAACTGGCTTGCGGCAGGACTGGTGGATTATACAAGTTTGTAGCATCCACTGTCCCTTCGTAACGCCAGTTACTTCCAGGAGTATTCCAGGCCGATATTCCAAACGGTGACACCGTTTCCGTCTTCTTATGAAGATAAAACGGACCGCCACTGTCTGAGAATGAAGTCTTAGACTTCCATCCCGGATGGTTCTCTGAGATAATGTCCGACGTTTCAAACGCCGCCCACGTCCCAGAAGAAACCAACCAACCGAATCCGTTCCATATATTCCAGGAACCTTGATTCGTTACGGATGATTGACCTGTAACCACAACAAACCACCTTATTGGATAGTGTTGCACCATACAAGTGCTGGGAGGGCCCATCTGGG